GGCGGCCGCAGCGGCTTGATTAACCGTCTCAACGCGGGCGTCAAACGACGGCGCGCCGTACTCTCCAAACCCGACAGACGGATTATAAACGCCAGGGGCCTCCCCTCGCATGAGATCATAAGTCGTCAGGATTACACGGATGAGCTGCGGCAGTACCTTTTCGAGCACGCCCGTTATCGTATTGCGCGTATAGCCTGTGACGTCCTTTTTTTCCCGCTGTGCCTCTGCGCTGCTCCTTTTTCCCACATCGATGCCCAAGGTGGCCGGTGAGACAATACCCTGGAGGCACATATCAAGAGCGGCAAGATAGGAGGACAAAAACGCTTCATACCGAATTTCCGGCTGGACCATTTCGATTTTGCTTGTGTCATTTTCGCCGGACGCAGATTCCGTCACAATATATTCGCTTCCGAAATCATTCATCCGCATTATCTTGCCAGTTTTAGGGTCGGTGGGAACAAGATCTCTTGGAATGTATTTCTTGACACGGCCCGCACGGATCGCATCCCACCATTGGCTGATAACCTCATCAAGCGCGTCGAAATCGTCAAGCTTGCTCTCATAGATCGCCTTGCCCCGCCCGGAAAACTTGGGGCTATCATAGAACTTCAGCGGTACGGCCATTATGAAGCCGCCATCAAATTCGACCGGTTTCAACCCTGCGAGTTCTGGAACACAGTCGAGCGATACCTCGTGTTCGCCCTCGAATAGCGCATAGCTGACACTGCCTTTGCGGTAGGTTTCACAGAGCCGGTATTCCCGGTGTTTTTCCCGGTAAGTCGTCCAAAAGCGTATTCCTGTGATCCGGCCGTTTTTGTGAATGTATTCCACACGGTCGGCTTCGTAAAACTCCACGTGGGGGTAAGGGGAAGCTTCCGGATCCTTCGGATCGTCGATCATGATTTTCCAGGCCCCGTCTCCCGATTTCAGCGCGCCGGCAATGCCTTTACCCACCGCATCCTGAAAATCCAGCTCCTGCGTGATATCCTCCCATGCTTGCTTACCTGCGTCCCGATTAAACTCAACGTCGTCCATATCCGATTTAACGAGATAGGCAAGCGTATCCACAAGGATTGCAGGAAGACCACTGTGAATTTTTCGCAGCTTCAGGTTGTTGCTTGGAACTGCTGCCCAAAACCGCGCTGCGTTCGTGCCGTCCTGTGCGCCGAGCTGCTTATATAACTGCTCCAGCTCTGCGGCCTCTCCGCGATACCAGATTTGATTGCGAATCACCGAAGCCTGATGGCTCAGCGGTTCCTGAAGAACAATGCTATTTTGCGCCGCGGGCTGAATTTGCAGCCAATTGCGAAGCATACTTTTCACCTTCTCCCCAAATTTACTCATTGATGCGTTCCTCCTCGCCCGATCCGGTTTTTGTAGGGCAGCCACGAATACTGATCGGCGTTAATCGCATGATCGTGGCCGTCCTCCGGCTCGTTATCCCTGTCTTCCTTCCAACTGTAGGTGTTCAGTTCGTCAATCTCAGGCTTACAGTAGTCCTCCACCAGTAGAAAATACCCACTCGCCATCCATCCGGATTGCAGATTGATACGGTCAATAATCTTCGTCTTTTTCCACGCGGGCACAAAGTCATAGATGCTTCCGTGCAGCCGCTTGTATTTCTGGCATTCGATGATTGTGGCCTCGTCCGCAGAATCAATAAAGACGTTACGTGCGAACAGTCCGAAGAGCGCCCGGTATTTTTCGAGAAATGCGATCAACAGCGGCGGAATATCGCTAGGTGCCAATGCCGTTACGCGATCCCGATTGTTATGTATCTCCGCAGCCAAGGTAATCTTCTGACGATTGGCCGTGATCCCGGAGAAAACAAACGCAAATGCATCTGCGGATTGCTGGGAATACGACGTATCTACACCAGCGGAAGCTTGAATAAATTTGATTTTATCTGCCTGCATCTGTTCTAACAGCCATTTTGCTGTGATCAGATTATGCGGCTGCAAGTTGAAAACAAGCCCTGTCGCCCGGCCCCGCAGACCTTCGATTTTGTTCTTGTAGAGCTTTGTTCCTTTGGGGACGCTGTTTATAATCTGCTGCACCTTATCTGGCGGTAGGCCTAAATTGTGAGCAAAAGAAAAGAACCAATGCACCCAACCGGGCTTTGGTTCTTCTTTGAGCATTTCTAAAATTTCTTTTGGAGTTTCTTCCTCCCACTCCGGAAGCGGTCTGGAATGGTTGATGTATTCCTCGTATACCGGCAGGCCAGGGTCATCCGGGTTCAGCGTGGCGAGCAGGTAATCACAGCGCATCGACGCTTCGCGTACAAACTCCATGTCCGCAATATTGATCTCGTCAATATACAGGCATCCGTACTGGCCGCCCAGCGCCTTTTTCCAGCGGGCTTTGTTGTCATAACCGAGAACATATATCACCTTATCGCCAGATGATGGGTGGAATAGCAGATGGGGGAGGGAGTTTTTGCCCTTACCGCCGGCATTGTATTCGACCAAGCTCCCAAAGTCATCAAGGATGCCAAGGTCTTTGTTGATAATGTTTTTTTCAATCGTCCCTAGGTCAAGACCGGCCAAGATGTGGATCTTCTTCGGGCTCTCGGCCACGCGCAGCATAAACTTGAACAGGCCGACAGTCGTCTTTCCTGCTGCCGTTGTGCCTTCAAGAAATTCAACTGGCGCATTGCAACGCAGAAATGACTGGTACTTATCCGACAAGATCAGCCGGTCATCCACCGCCATTCCCCCGAAGCTGGCTCAAAATGTCGTCAAGCTTCTTCTGGCCAGTGTCGAGTTGGCCTTTCACCTCAACCCGATCGGTAAACATCCCGATGTGCTTGCCCAGCAGTTCCAACGCCTTCAACTTGTCGGCCAGCCGGATTTCTCGCTCTACGATTTCTCCGTCATCCGTCGGAATGTTTTTGACCTTAACGCTGGAAATGGCCGCAGTATCGTCGGCACATGCTCCATCGATGACCGTCGCTTTGTTCATATCAATCACATCAGAGGCGTTTACAAAAGCAACTCTGGCCAACTCGCGGACGACGCGGTCAGCATTTACACCGGTGCGCTTTGACCGTTCCGCCATCGCTTTGTCTATGCGCGCGCGTATTTCAGGTTTTTTCAGGTTTTCACTTCCCACCGATCCCGCACTCTCGGGTTTGTATCCTGCACGAATTGCAGCCTGCGTCGCATTTAAATCAATGAGGTATTCTTCGCAAAAGAGTTGCTGTTTCTTGGTCATTCGCCACCTCACCACCTCATTTATAATTTATATCGGTACAAAAATAGCGAACCGCCTGGGGAAAGGCAGTCCGCTGGTATTGGTTTAGTTGCCGGAATACTGGCCTCCGGCGGAGCCTCGCGTTGCTCTTCCCCGCGCAAGTCAGCCTTTCGGCAATCAAGGTTTTTGGTGGGGCTCCGGGATTCGAACCCGGTCTCGACCTGTTGCCCCACGATAGTCCCCGGTATTACCGCCCCGGGGAGGCGGTGAAAAGAGAGAAAGGCATGAATGAGACTTGAACACATCTCATCAACTGTATGATATCACATATCGATGCGACATTTGCGACAATATTAATTTCTCTCTAGGTATCTATAGCAAATTTTGCTTACGCTTTTATCCGTATGGTTTCCACCCACGCTATCCGCAACCTGCTGCCAGCTGAGGCCATTGACGTACCGTAAGGACAATATCTGCCGTGTAAGGCTGTCCTCCACGCCATCTATGTACGCATTCAGCCGGTTCATCTCATCCCAGCAGCGAGCCTTGCGGTTGTCGATCATTGACCGCAGGTCAGCGATCCGCACGGCAAAGCGTCCGACCTTATCCGACGTTCCGCTGCCGTGGGGCATGCCGGTGATCACCTGCGTGGTGCTCTCGGCCAGACATTCCAGCTCTTCAAGTTGCCGCTCCAACTGCACAATCTCCCGATTCAGGTAATACAGTTGGGACATTTCCTTGACGGTCAAAGCTCACCCCTCCCTCTGATTGTCCGCCCTGAATAGCCTTTTGTTGCAGACTGCGCAATAAGCATAGGCACCATTGCGATAACTGAGCAGGTTGTACATGCCGCTGTTGTCCGCTTCGCTGCCATCAAATCGATAGAAGTATCTAATCATCCCACGAGCATAATCCTTGGTGTAGTACCCAACATCTGACCCGCAATAAGGGCAGAAAGATATGTTCTCGGCATCTTTGACGGTCACTTTTTCACCTGCTTTCGGGGCAACTTTTTAAGATATTCAAAGCTGGCGTTCATCGTATCGCCTGTACGGCGCAGATAGTTGAACAAGCCGTTACCGGTATCATCCGCCAAAACCCTGTGAAATTTAACTTGCGCCACTCCACGTGGATCGTCCAATACCTTTACGACTTCCACCACGGCTTTGGATTTGTTTTCTTTGCCAAATGCGTACAAGCAAAAGTCCCCAGGTTCAAAGCTGGCAGAGCTATTACTCTCTCTAGTCATGCCCGTTCTACCTCCCCAAATAAACGTTCATACGTTTCGATTTCTTCTGTTTCAATTTGTGCGCTTATTTTCCCCAAGAGACTTTCCTTCGTGGAAAACCAATTTCCTGCCTTCGTGTGATAAATTGCAAGATTTTCCGGCAGTTCGAACATAAATCCATAACCACGTGAAGCGAATACCTTCTCAGCTTGCTCGGTATCATAGACTTTTCCGTCCATAAAAAATTTCGCCATCTCTACCCCTTCACCTCCTTGATTCCCAAAAGTGCCTCTCGGCCATAATATCACTCCCTTATCTCCGTTTCTGTTGGCGATGCTGGAATGTATATTCCGTATTTTGCCAATGCATCGCGTGCTCGCTCATAAATTCCCGCTCGCTGCAAACAGCGATATTTGCATGTAGGGCACCATTTGTAATGTAACGGCCAGTATTCCGGCTTTGCAATGGCCTTGATTGCCAGGAATCTTAACCGACACAACACATTGGCGTGGATACGGGCAGTATATATGGCGCTATACGCCATGTAGCGGATTTTCCGTTTCATCATTGTGCCTCCTCATAAGCAATCCTCTGCCCGCACTCCGGGCAGGTATATACGACCGTGTGATATAACGTGTATTGCTTAATCGCCTGTTCCGGCGGTTTGCTTTTCCTGACCTTTCGCATCGGGTTGCCTCCGTTCGTTGATCTTCTGCTCAATGAGCCCATAACTGACCATTTCGCCCCGCAGTAGACACAGGCATTTTATCGAGGAGAGAAGGAGGTTGGACAGGTCTGCC